CGTAGACCGCTCTCGTTCTCCTCCACACTAGGGTGATATACCCGGGTGTGCAGAGAAGATCGATAATGCAATCGATCCTTCCAGATGGAAGGTCCCGATCTAGCAATCTGAAAACCAATCACCAATTGATTTTCATAAGCTCATGCAATATCTTTATTCTCTTTCCCAATATGCTCCCAGAACTACGGCTTTTACCGCAGTCCCGAGACTGCTTGCTTCAGGTTTCCCTTCGGCTTACATTAGCATCTCAGGCGTATCTGCAATGAGATCTTACACACGAGGAGCTGAGAAGCTCTTCCACCGTGTGGATTGGGACCGAGCTGTCGGCTTGGTTGTCGTTGTAGATCCGTTCGATCCAGGATCGCTCCTGTATCTCCCGCAAGCTGGTTATGTCGACTTGATTAAGACGGCACTTGCGAATCGATCGCCTCTCGTTGTAGTCCATGGACTTAACGATGAGGTTCCTCTGATAACAGAGGACGTCGATACAACGGTGAAACCAAACGTCTCGTATCGGGTCTTTCATGTCGCTGGAAAGGAGGTGCATCGCTGTCCTGTATCCCCCTCAAAACTCCCCCCGCCCTTCAGATCTCCTACTACTTCACTGGGAGTCGATCCCGCGATCGGCTATGAGTCAAACTCACAACCCTGCGGAACCAAGGGTCCTAATGAAGGAACAGGGACTGACGGCGATAAAGAGTCTGATGGCGTAAGCCACCCCGGTTCCGGACCACAATTCAATCCTTCAAGTTATGAAGAGCTGAAAGCAGCTTGGAATAGCCGTCGAGTGGGAGACCCTGACACTTCTGATGAAGCTTATCAGAGGTTCCTTGATCAATTCCCGGAGGACCCTGAGCCAAAGGCTCCTGGTCGGTTAGGTCTTGACTATGCACGAAAGCTGGAAGAAATGCGTGGCCAACTAGGGATCGGTGTTTGGCACACAATCCGTAGTGTCACTTCAACTCTTTCTAGGATGGAGCGACCCAGACCGAGATCATGGATAGAGTTCCTTCCCAAGGGACTCGAACTCAAGCCTTCGCTGGACCTTGTCTGGCCTAGCATTGACGGTTCTCCATGGCGACGGCCCTTTCGTAAGAACGGGATTGTCGAGGCCCAGCTTCTGCATTTATATGCATGGGCTGGCGCTACCATCCTAGCGCGTTCCGCCCGGTCGTTA